TTTTGGAAGATGATTATGATATAATTGAAAAACGGGATAGAACCCCGTAAAAAGTTCTGATTTTCACAAATCAGGAGCAAAAAATGACTAAAAAAGTCGATAAAGACCAAAATTTTATGAAAAATCAGTGGGGAACTCAATATTTGTCAAGTGAATATGGTTGGGAGTCTAAAATTGAAAAGCAAAAGATGCTTCGTGAGATCGCAAATGACGATCTAACACCAAAAAAACATGATTTTTACCATCAAAACGAAATTCATGCACAAATTCGCAATGATGAGGACTATGATGATTGGGAATATGGAACTGAACCACTTTATGAATTCAAAAAACGCTAATAAATAATACAGATTTTATACATTCTATGCCTGTAGGACGGGTAAGTAAAGGATTTAAAGACATAAGTATGTCTTTTCAAACTAATCCTCTCAACTATGACCTTATTGCACTCAAAAATGAGTCTGCAATTGCTCGTTCTCTTCGCAATTTGGTGCTTACATTACCTGGAGAAAGATTTTTTAATGAAAATTTAGGTTCTAATATTAATCAGTCCCTTTTTGATAACATTGATGACATTTCCGCTTCAGTCATAAAGGATCAAATAGAGACCACGATTAATAATTACGAACCAAGAGTGAATTTAATTGAGGTAATTGTAAGTCCAAATTTTGATGATAATGAATTTAATGTTACAATCAACTATCGTATTGTAGGAATTGATGTTTTACCGCAACAGTTATCATTCGCATTACAGCCAACAAGATAAATGGCATTAGTTAATTTTACCAATCTAGACTTCGATCAAATAAAATCATCAATTCGTGAGTACTTAAGAGCGAATTCAAATTTTACTGACTATGATTTTGAGGGATCAAACTTATCCTCTATTCTTGATATTTTAGCATATAATACCTATATTTCCTCATACAACGCTAATATGATTAGCAATGAGGTTTTTATTGATAGTGCAACTCTAAGAGAGAATGTAGTTTCTCTTGCAAGAAATATTGGTTATGTTCCACATTCTCGTTCTGCAGCAACAGCAAATATATCCTTCTTTGTAGACACTACGGGAACCTCTCCAATTACGTTAACTCTTAAGAGTGGAGTGGTTTGCACGTCAAGCTCTTCTTTTGGTGGAGAAAGTTACTCTTTTATAATACCTCAAGATGTTACAGTTCCTGTGGTTGATAATACCGCAGTATTTGATAGCATTGATATTTACGAGGGAACTCTAATTGTTAATAATTTTACAGTAGACTCAAATAATCCAAATCAACGATTTATTTTAGATAATCCAAATATTGATACAAATTCGATTACAGTTTATGTAAGAAATACTGAAGCAAGTTCAGTAAAAAATAAATTTATTTTATCAGAAAATCTTTTTAATATAAACTCAGAATCTAGAGTCTTTTTCATTCAGGAAATTGAAGATCAAAGATATGAAATAATTTTTGGTGATGGTGTTTTTGGTAAAAAATTAGACAATCTTAATTATATTGAAGTTTATTATAATGTAACTAACGGTGAAGATGGTAATGGCATTTCTTCATTCAATTTTAATGGTCGTATTCTTAATAATAACGGAGCGGTGGTTACTTCTGGTATTTCTTTAATTACAACGAATTCAACATCACAGAATGGAAGAGAAACTGAATCTGTTGATTCTATTAAAAAATATGCACCTAAAAAATATTCTTCACAAAACCGTGCAGTAACAGCGTCTGATTATGAAACTATCATACCAAACATTTATCCAGAGGCAGAGTCAATTTCTGTTTTTGGCGGTGAGGATTTAACACCACCAAAGTATGGTAGAGTTTTCATTAGCATTAAACCGATTAATGGACCATTTGTTTCAAACCAAGTAAAGGATAACATTAAAAATTCTCTTAGAAAATATTCTGTTGCGGGAATTGTACCCGAAATAATTGACCTGAAATATCTGTATGTTGAGCCAGACATAACAGCATATTACAACCCAAGCATTAATTCTAATCCAGACTATTTAAAAACAATTATTCTTAATAATATCAATAACTATGCAGATTCAAAAGAACTAAACAAATATGGAGCTAGATTTAAATATAGTAAATTTTTGAAAATCATTGATGACTCTGAACCTTCAATTACGTCTAACATAACAAAGATAACTTTAAGAAGAGATCTTAGAGTCGAATTAAATAAATTTGCAGATTATGAAATTTGTTATGGAAATGAATTTTATTCAAAATGTGCAGATGGATATAATATTAAATCTTCAGGATTTACTGTTTCTGGAATATCCGGGACAGTATATCTTTCAGATATACCAGATTCAGATGGATTAACTGGAAGTATATTTTTCTTCAAACTGCAGGCAGCAACACAACCAATAATTGTTAGGAGTAAAGTTGGAAAAATAGATTATGTTAAGGGAGAAATAAAATTAAATCCAGTTAACATTATTAGTACTGTAAAAACTTCATTTTCTCAACCAATTATACAAATTTCAGTAACTCCAAAATCAAATGACATTGTTGGATTACAGGATTTATATTTGCAACTAGATATTAATAGCAGCAAATTAAATATGCTGACAGACACAATTTCTTCAGGTTCAGATACCTCTGGATCAACTTATAAATTTACATCAAGCTACAATAACGGAGATCTTGTAAGAATATAAACAAATGACAGAAACCAGAATCAAAATCAGTTCGATTGTCGAAAATCAACTTCCACAGTTTGTTAGGGAAGAATTTCCACTTGTATCGGAATTTTTATCTCAATATTACATCTCTTTAGAGAGTCAAGGTAATACAAGTGATATACTCCAAAATATCGATCAATATATTAAAGTCGATAGTTTAACAAACTTAGTTGAATCCACGACTTTAAGTTCCAATGTAACTTTTTTTGATTCTACGATTACAGTTAGTTCCACTGCAGGATTCCCCGATAGGTATGGTCTTTTAAAAATAAATGATGAAATTATTACCTATACTTCAAAAACTTCTACGACGTTTGAAGGTTGTGTTCGTGGATTTAATGGAGTTACTTCATATAAAGTAAAGGATGAATTAATATTTACTGAAACAGAATCTCAAGAGCATACTAGATTAGATTCTAATGGAGATCCCGTTAATGTTTTAAATTTAAGTGTTTTATTCCTCAAAGAGTTTTTAATTAAAGTTAAAAAACAAATTACTCCAGGATTTGAAAATAGAGAATTATATTCAGATTTAAATGAAAAACTTTTCATCAAACAATCTATAGACTTTTATTCCTCAAAAGGGACGGATAATTCATTCAAAGTTTTATTTGGTGCATTATACGGAGAGATCGTTGAAGTAATAAAACCAAGAGACTATCTGATTATACCTTCCAGTGCTCAATATAGAGTAACTTCTGACTTGGTTGTGGAGTCCATAGATGGAAATCCAGAATTACTAGTTAATACAACTTTATATCAAGATAAAACTAATTTTATAAATGCAGCGCAAGGAACAATTACTAAAGTTGAAAAAATAAGAAGAGGTGCTAAAGATTATTATATTGTAAGTTTAGACTATGATTATGATAAGGATATTTTACCAATAGGAAGTGTTTTTGGTAGTTTTACAATTCATCCTAAAACTAGGGTAGTTTCGACAATACTATCTGGATCAACAACTTTAGAAGTTGATTCTACTGTATCATTTCCAAATGAAAATGGCAGTTTAACTATTGATCTCGAAAATGGAACTTCTTTAAGTGTAACTTATACATCAAAAACATTAAATCAATTTTTTGGTTGCTCTGGGATTTCTCAAGATATTCCTAAAGCAACTGAAGTTAAATTGGATACTTTTGCGTATGGATATGTTGGTGTTGGAACTGAAAATCAAGTAAAAGTTAGAATATTGGGAGTATTATCTGAACTTGAAAAACCAGAAAAAACAGTTTTATATTCAAAAGAAGACGCAATTGAAATTAAAACCCTTGGAATTGATTTAAAGGAAGAAAAATATAATAATTGGTTTTTTAATTCCTCAGTAAAATATGAAGTTAAGTCTGTCGAATTATTAAACTCTTTAGATAGATCATACAGAATAGAAACTAATATTAATCATTCATTTAGAGTTGGAAATACTGCTACACTAGTTTCTTCAGTTGGTGAAGAATATACTGTTAATGTAATTTCATTTAACAATGAGAGATCACTTAATGTACAGTTAGGATCAGAAGTTTCTCTGTTAAATGAAACAATATCATATACAATTGAAAAAAATATATCTAAAGTATCGATAACAAACTATCCATCTTTAAATCAATATACCTCAAATGTACAAAATGTTTATTATGAGGATTCAGAATCATTTTACGTCGCCTCACCATCACTTCCATCATATCTTAATAAACCTCTAAACATTAGTGATAGATCAGTAGTTTTTAGTGGAAGTTTTTCTCCAGATGATCCTGCAGACTTATCTAAAGGAACTACAATAGAAATTGGAAAAAATCATGGATTTTACACTGGCGATTCTATTGTATATAAACCATCCGAAGAAAATACATTAGGAATAACCACTGGAATTTACTTCATTAAAAAGATAAGTAACACAAAAGTAAAACTTGCAAAAAGTAAAAGTAATATTTTTACCAACAATTTTGTATCCTTAAATGGAAGTGTTGTAAATGCTAAGTTTGAGATTACAAATTTTACTTATCAAGATTTTCAAACACAATTTTTAGAATCTCAAAAATTAGTTAGAAAAATTACTAACCCACAAAATGATTTAATTTTACATGAAACAAATCCCGGTTTAACGGGCATTTTAATAAATGGTGTAGAAATTTTAAATTATAAATCTACGGATGATGTTTATTATGGTCCTATTGAAGAAATTGTTGTTACATCTTCTGGCGATGGTTATGATATAATTAATACTCCAACCTTGGAGATTACGGATCCTATAGGATCTGGAGCTGAAGGATATTGTTCTATTATTGGTGGATTAAAAAGAATTGATGTTATAGATCCCGGATTTGATTACTTAGAAGAACCATCCATTAGCATAAATGGTGGTAATGGATTTGGAGCTAAAGCAAATGTAAAATTAATAAGTTTTGATCATTCTTCTGATTTTAATTCTCAAAACTCTGCAGGTTTAGTCCAATTAAATCCAACAAATACTATAGGATTTTCAAGTTTTCATAAATTTAGAGATAACGAGGAAGTAATTTATAATACTAATGGGCAAACATCAGTTGGTGGATTATCAACAAACTCAACATATTATGTTTCTGTTCAGGATGCCTATAATATAAAACTATATCCTTCTTTATCAGATTCCATATCCGGAATTAATACAATAGTATTGAACTCATACGGAACAGGAACACATTCCTTTAAGTCAGTAAATAAAAAGAAAAAAATAGGATCAATTACTATTGAAAACGAAGGATATGGATATCAAAATAAGTTAATCATATCAAATCCAACGGGTATTAATACATTTTCTAATACTATTGAAATACCTAATCATGGATATCAAAGCGGAGAAATTGTAGTCTACAATGCAACAGAAACTCCTGTAGGCGGTTTATCATCCTCAACTCCATATTATGTAACTACAATAGATAGAAATAAATTTAAATTATCTAAAATTGGTATTAACACATTAGGTGTTTCTACTTCTTTCTATTATGATACAGAACAGTATGTAGATTTAATTTCATCTGGAAGTGGAAATCATAAATTCAATTATCCAGAAATAACAGTTAAAATTAGTGGTAGAATTGGAATTTCAACACTTTCTGGACAGAATTATAATGCAATTATACAACCAATTTTTAGGGGAGAAGTTCAATCCGTATCTGTATATTCGAAAGGTGTAAATTATGGTGCGGAAGAAGTCTTAAATTATAATAGACAACCGACATTTAATTTGAATTCTGGATCTGGAGCTTCAGTAAGTCCAATAATATCAAAGGGACAAATTGTTGATGTAATTATTAAAAGTTCTGGGAGTGGATATAATTCCCCACCAGATATTAAAATCAATGGAGATGGTACTGGCGCGATTTTAATTCCAATATTGTCAAATGGATCATTAAGTGAGATTAAAATTTTATATGGAGGAAGTGGATATAATATTTCAGACACTTCAATAGAAGTTATTGCATCTGGAAAAAATGCAAAATTTGAAGCTAAAATCAAATCCTGGAAGGTCAACTTAGTAGAAAGGTTAATACAAAATTCACAATCATTAGAAAGTTCTCAAATATTTGATGATGATGGAATTTTAGCATCTGGATTAAATAGTAAATATGGATTACAGTACACTCATGCATATGCACCAAGATATCTAAGATCTTCAGTTCAAGGAAAAAGAAGTCGAGATGGTGCCGTAGTTTTTAGTCCAGATTTACAAATAATCGATAATAAAGAGTTTACGCCACCATTATCATTAAGAGCACATTCCCCCATAATTGGGTGGGCATATGACGGAAATCCAATTTATGGTCCATATGGATATTCAAATAAAACCGGTGTAGGAGCTCAAATTAAAAATTTGGTTTCTGGATATGAGTTATTATTACAAAACGACCGTCCAAGTACTTCGATTTATCCAAAAGGATTTTTTGTTGAGGACTATGTTTATACTGGAGTTGGTGATTTAGATGAAAATAATGGTAGATTTTCTGTTACTCCAGAGTATCCGAATGGTGTTTATGCTTATTTTGCAACTGTTAACAATGATGTAGAATCTTCTGGCATATTTTTAAATTATAAGAGACCTATTTTTCCATATTTAATAGGAAATTATTATAAATCAAAACCAGTAGACTTTAATTTTGAAAGTAAATCAAATCAAGATGAAATTGATATAAATCAAACAAATTGGTTAAGGAATACAACTCCATATAGTATTTTAGAAAATCAAAATTCATACCAATATCTTTTAAATCCAAATAGTATCAAAAAACAAACTTCTTTTGTTAAATCGACGTTATTTGGGTCTATTGATGCTATTGGAATTGTTACTGGTGGAAATAATTATAAAGTAGGAGATAAAATTGTATTTACTGGAAATAATAATGAAAGGGCAAATGCAAAGGTATCCTCGTTAGAAGGAAAGTCAGTAACTCAGATTAGTGTTGCTACATCCTCATTTGCTAATGTTAAATTTTATCCATTTAATCAAAAGTTTATAGGATTTACCACTGTTCCCCACAATTATTCGACTAATGATTTAGTTACATTTACTGGAAAATATGACTATGAAAAGTCCGGGACTATAACAGTATCTAATAACAACTTAACTTTATCAGTTGGTGTGGGATCTGCACTCTATACTGGAATAGTCACATACTTTAACGTATTTGGAAATCTAAATTATCCTTCTATTAAAGAAAATGACATCTATCAAATAGGGAATGAGGAGATTAAGATTTTAAATATAGACAAAGAAACATCAAGAATTAGAGTTCTTCGTAATCAAAATAATACAATTGGATTAGTATCTTATAGATCTGGTATTGCACTCACTGAAAAAACTAAAAAGTTTACTATTAATTTTGGAATTTCTACCTCTTATAATTTTGATATTGATAGAGAATTTTATTTTGACCCTAAAGAATCTGTGGGATTAGGAACAACCTCAGGTGTTGGTATTGTAAGTACTCTTTATTTCTCAAATCCGGGAGTAGGAATAACTCAACTCACAATTCCAACTCAGTCAATTTATATCAAGGACCATAAATTAAATACTGGAGACTCTTTAGTCTATTCATCAAATGGGGGAACAACAATATCAGTTTCTGCTGATGGATCTTCTAGTTTTCAACTTGCGGATAAATCAATCGTTTATGTTGCAAAACTGTCCAATGATTTAATTGGAATATCAACAATTAAAGTTGGTTTGGGGTCAACAGGAACATTTGTTGGTGTTGGATCTACTGTTGGAGGAATTTTATATTTTAACTCAGTAGGTACAGGAGATACTCACAGTTTTAAGACAAACTATAGTAATAATTTAGAGGGACAAATCTCCAAAAATGTAGTGACTGTCTCTACGGCACAAACACATGGATTATCTCTTTTAGATCAAGTATCTATTAATGTTAAATCTGGACTATCAACAACATTCAATATTAAATATAATGACTATAATAGAAGAATGGTTGTTAACCCCAAGTCCATTTCATCTATTGATGTCGATAACAATTTAATTACAATCAATAATCACAATTATTATACAGGACAAAAAGTTTCATATACCTCGGCTACACCGTCTGTAGGATTGGAAAATGAAAACCTATATTATGTTGTTGTTATAAGTCCAAATACAATAAAGTTATCTAACAGTTATTATCAAGCAACAAAAGTAAATCCAGAAGTTGTTAATATATCATCATCTACTTCCGGAACTATTTCGGCAGTTAATCCACCGTTAAAAACTATTAAAAACCAAAATATTATTTTTGATTTATCGGATTCATCTCTTTCATTTATTAATGATTTTGTATCATATTCGGCATTTGACTTTAAAATTTATAGTGATGAAGAATTAATTCACGAGTTTGATTCATCTGGGTCATCTTCAACTTTTGAAGTTGTAAAAACAGGTAGGATTGGAATTGACTCTACTTGTAAGGTTACTTTAATAACAAGTGATAAAACTCCAAGTAATCTTTATTATAACTTGGTTCCCATTAATCTTAATTTAAGTCCACAGATTAAAAAAGATATTTTTAGAGATAATGATGTTCTCAATTCTAATAAGATTATAATAACAGAAAGTGGTTATAATGGAAATCATGTCGTTGTTGGTATTTCTTCAACAACATTCAAATATAACATTTTAGAAATTCCAGAAACTTCGCAATATTCAGAATCTGTAGAGTACTATACAAACTCTTCTAGTGCTAGTGGACCCATTAAAAATATTTTTATAAGTAATAAAGGACGATACAAAAATTTACCAGGGATATCCTCTATTGTTTCTAATAATGGTAGTGGTGCGGTTTTAACTCCATCATCATCTACAATTGGAAATATTAAAAGTACAGAAATAGAAAACATTGGTTTCGATTATTCTTCGGATAGAAGCGTTAGACCTAGAGCAAAACTTCCAGAAATTTTAAATTTAGAGTCTTTAAGTACCTTTGATTACATAGGAATTTCATCTTTCGGAAAAAATTATAGTTTTATACCAAATTTAGTAGTAATAGATGGTTTAACAAATAAAGTCATCAATGATATTCAACTTTCATATTCTTTCAACGATTCAAAAGTTACTATCATCAAAAATAGTAAGTCTATTAATAATGTTACGCCAAAGATTATTCCAACTAATAATTCTAATGGAATTGGAATTACCTTTATTCAATTTAATGAAACTACAAAAAATGTAACTGTAAGTTTGGGTGCAAGTTTTAGTGATCCTGAAGATTTTCCATTTAATGTTGGGGATAAAGTATTAATTGAAGGTATTAGTGTTGGGATAACAACCACAGGAAAGGGGTACAATTCATCAAATTATAATTATCAATTATTCACTATAACCTCAACTGATCCAAACATCGGAGGAACTGGCGGAAGCATAGTTTATAATTTATCATCATATCTTAAGGGTGACGAGTATCCTGGCAATTTTGATGTGATTTATTCTAATGGTCAGGTAATTCCAGAAAAATATTTCCCCATTTTTAATCCAGTTCTTAAAAGAGTTGACTTCTACAATGGCGAACCAGTTTACTCCAATGCTGCAAATGGAGTTGTTATAAATTGGGATTCAACCAATCAATATTTAAAAGTTTCGACAAATCAAGATTTTGTTGTTGGTGAATTAGTAACGGGAGAATCTTCTGGGACAGTTGGAGTTATTAAAAATATTATCCGCAATGATACATCATACAAAATTGACTCCTTTTCAATAGTAAAGAAAGGGTGGAATAATGAAACCGGATTCTTAAATAATGATTTTCAAAGAATTCATGATAACGATTATTATCAATATTTTTCATATTCTTTAAGATCTAAAAAAGACATATCAATTTGGGATGATGCAGTTAGTACTTTAAATCATACATCTGGATTTAAAAAATTCAGTAACTTAATAGTCGAATCAACTCCAACTATTGTGGGTATTGGATCCACTATTCAAGATTTTGGAGATTTTAGTGGTCTTGCTGATCTGTCAAATGTAATTGATTTAAATTGTGTTAATGATTTTGACTTAGTAAGAGAAAATAATTTTTCAATAGATGGTACAACTAGATCCAATGAAATATACTTTAATTCCAGATTTTTACAAGATTATATTGAGTCTGTTGGGAATAGGGTTTTAATAATAGATGATCTTTCTGAGAAATTTAATAGTAATCCAAGACTTACTGAATTCAGTGTAGTTGATTCATTTATTTTGGATGAATTTAGATCTAAAAAATATTTTGCAGTTATTCAAGATAAAAGATTTTTAAATGAAAGTCAATTTAGTTTGATGTCTATGATTCATGATGGCACCGTTGGTTTTATAAACCAATATGGTGTTGATACAGAAACTGATTTGGGATTTTTTGATTTTAGTGTTAGTGGTGACAGAGGAAATGTTGTATTTTATCCAACAAAACCTCTACTTAATGATTATTATGTTAAGTTAGTATCTTTTTCCTTAAGTGACTCTATTAGTGGGGTTGGTACAACAAGTTTGGGCGATGTGGTTCAAATTAATACTGGAAATTTAAGTATTCCTCAAGGAACTAGTTCAGCAATATCTGTTGTTGGAATAGCATCCACATATAGATCATCCAAAGTTCTGGTTCAAATCGGATCTACAGATTCATTATATTATGAATATGATGAAATTATATACATTCATGATGGAAATCAAGTTTATATTTGCGACTATGGTCAAGTCACGACTGATAGTTTGTTGTTAAACTCATCCTCGGGCATCGGAACTTATAATGCTTACATATCTGGAAATGATGTTATAATCGACTTAATACCAAATGAAACCACAACCGTCGATTATACTGTTAACACATTTAATGTTTCTATATCAAATACAAATGGAAGTGGTATAGGAACTCAAGTGATAGGTGGAAGTTCTATCGTTTCGACACAAACTTCGATTGCATCATCAACGTCTCCAGTTCCAGTTATTATATCCTCTTATTCTAATTTAGACTATAATGGTTCATATTCTATAATTGCAATTGAAGACTTAACTAATTCCCAATATCAAACCTCAGAATTTTTAACACTAGCAAATTCTGAAGCATCTCATTATAGCGAATTTGGACTTATCCAAACAGATTCGCCAGTTGGGATTATTACTTCAGGAATTTTCGGAGATATAACCAATATTTATTTTACTCCATTAGAAAATATTGATACTGAGGTTAGAGTTTTTCAACTTAATGTTGGATTGACTGATTTATCTGCTGAAGTATTGCTAACAAATGGTGCTATACGTTACAAATATGGGGAGTATACTGGTACAAATAATGATATTAAGAAAAAATTTGATTTAACACATAAAAGTCTTCCAATTTTTAGAAGATCTTTTGATGCAACTTCTCCGTCTATAGTAAATCTTACAAAAAATTCGATTAGAATACCTAGACATTTTTATCAAAATGGGGAGGAAATTGTTTACACATATCCAACTACAGGACAACCAATAGGAATAGCAACCACAACAATACCAGGAATTGGATCAACCGACAGGTTACCTTCATCATTATACATCGTCAAACTCAATGATTTAGAGGTAAAAGTTGCTGCTTCTGCTTCAGAAGCTCTTAAAACAATTCCCAAGACATTGGATCTAACTTCACTAGGAATAGGAAATTCTCACGTTTTTACCTGTAAAAATGCAAATAATAAATCATTAATTAGTATCGATAATGTAATACAATCACCTCTCACATCAACTGCAAGTACAACAATACTATCTGACAATATTACTGCTTTTGATTCTTCAATATATGTTTCTGACACTACTTCTATATTTGGCGGAGACTTAATTAAAGTCAATAATGAGATTATGAGAGTTATTTCGGTTGGTATTGGAAGCACTAATGCGATATCAGTATTGAGATCTTGGTTAGGTACAGAAACAACATCACACACGTCCAACACCCTAGTAACAAAAGTTCTTGGAAATTATAATATAATTGATAATACTATTCATTTTGCCGAAGCTCCTTATGGCAAAGTCCCTATCTTAAATCCATTAAATAGACCAGATGAGGTTGATTATGTAGGAATAGTTACAAGTTCTACTTTTACTGGTAGAGTGTTTTTACGAAATGGTATTCCTAATACAACTGCAGAGGCATATTCTAAAAATTATATTTTTGATGATGTATCGGATCAGTTTGATGGAGAAATTAAAATCCTCACTTTAAAGTCTAATGGATCAAATGTCGTAGGCGTATCCACTGATAATTCGATTGTTTTAGTCAATAGCATATTCCAAACTCCAAACTCTGCATTTTCAACTACAAATAATTTCAGTTTAAATGAAAGTGCAGGAATAACCTCAATAACATTTACGGGTAATTCAAAAACAACAACTTACGATGTTAATACTGCAAGTATACCTAGAGGTGGAGTTATTGTTTCGGTAGGTTCTACGGAAGGATTTGGATACCAACCATTAATTTCAGCTGGAGGGACTGCAATTGTTTCCTCTGCTGGTACAATACAATCTATTAGTATTGGAAATAGTGGATCTGGATATCGAGTAGGCATTCAAACCGTTGTTAATGTTGGTGTTGCTACGTCAAGTGTAGGAATACCAAATATTGAGTTTATTGGAACTGCTGCAGTCAGTAATGGAAACGTTATTAGTGTGTCTATTACTAATCCAGGATCTGGATATACTTCATCGAACCCACCAATTGTAATTTTTGATGATCCACTATCCTATACAAATATTCCACTCATCTATAGTTCTCAATCAAATGCTGGAGTTGGAACAGGAGCTTCTGTTGATATTGTTGTCGGACAAGGTTCTAGCGTAATTTCATTTGAGGTTAAAAATCTTGGATATGGATATAAACAAAATGAAATTCTGACGGTTTCAATTGGAGGAACAACTGGAATACAAACAAATAATACCTCAGGTTTTTCAGAGTTTCAACTTACCGTTGATAAGGTACAATCTGACACCTTTGCATCCTGGACTGTAGGAAGTCTTAAAGTCATCGATCCTATTAAATCCTTATTTGATGGCAATAGAAGATCATTCCCACTCAAAATAAACAATGAAGTTTTAACCATTAGGTCTAGAACAGGGTCTGAAATTGAAGTTAAAGCTACGTTGTTGGTGTTTATAAACGATATCTTACAAGTTCCAGATAAAAGTTATATTTTCAACGGTGGAAGTGTAATAAGATTTACCGAAGCTCCAAAAGAAGGTGATACTTGTCAAATTCTTTTCTATGGTGGTACTGAGGGTGTAGATACTCGCAATGTAGATATTTTAGAAACAATCAAAGAGGGTGATGATGTAACAATAAAGAGTGATTTAATTAGATTAGAACAAAATGAAAGATTAGTGACCGATATCATTTCAACTGATGCAATCGAAACGAATTTATATGATGGACCTGGAATAACACAAGATGAAAATTTATTCAGACCTTTAAAATGGTGTAAGCAAAGAAATGACATTGTTAT